TTTATTTGGTTTATCTCCTTTTACATGGATCTTTGAAAAAGGCATAGTAGTTTCTGGTGCTAAATGGTGTCTAAGCATTTTTCCAATCATGTGATGACCTTCATCACCAACATTGTGCAATAAATGATGGATATGAGAGTGTAGTTCTTTTGCAATATCTACTTTTACTTTTTTTCCAAGTTCGTTTGCTTTACTTTCTATATTTGTGAGTGATGGTGCTTTTTCTTCTAAGTATTCTTCTTTAATATCTTTTTTCTTGTCTTTTCTTGCAGCATCAATCATTCTACCTCTTTCTGCGGCAGACTTATCACCATGACCCATATCCGTATGTATTTTTTTCAATCCTTGTCTTGAAATTTTTTCTGCACTGAAACTTCTTGTTGGATGATCTAAAAGACCATGCATGTGTATTGCTGGATTTTTAGCTGTTATTTGAGATGATTTTCCAGAAGATTTTAGAGATCCTCCATGATAATGGTCTTTTTCATTTTCTGTAGCCTTAGATGATTTTTTAATATGAACAGCTACATCAGATGGATTTTCTTGAGTGTCTTTATGCTTGCCACCAGTAAATTTTTCAATGTCACCGCTTTTTGATGTATGACCTACTCTGTGAATTTTAGCTTTTGGACCATGTTCCATTTTTATTGTTTCGACCATGGCATGAGCAGCGGCTCTTCCATGTTCTTTTCTCAGTTCAACTTGGTCATGATGAACACCCGAACCTAATTTTTTTATTTCTTTTTCGTGTGGTGATATTTCTGCTTTATGCTCGGGAGTCCCATATGTACCCTTCTCTTTATGTACATGGTGAATTAAATGAACAATAGTAGAATGTTCTACTATTTTTCCCGCAGAGTCGGGAGATAGATTTTTTAGTTTTTCTGATTCCGATAGGTGTTCTTTCTCATCATGACCTGCTTTTTCTAAATCTTCAGGACTTGGTCTGTCTGCACCATGATTCCAATGAACAAGTTTGGTTACTGCATTTAGATTTTTATTAAAAAAAACTGCATGTTGACCTTTGGGATTATTAAAAACATGAACGTCGATATTATGGTTATCATTTGTCTTAAATGAATGTGCAGGCTTTAAACTTTTATAGTCATGATCGTCTCCGAAAGACTCCGTTAGTAATCCTGCATTTTCTATCCAAAGCTTTTTCTGTATTGATAACATTTATTTTTGCCTCGCTAAACGATTTAATCTATTGAACTCATTTCTGTCGTTCAATTTTGACACTTGTCCATCGTGATTAACAACGAATCCTTCTGGCTTAACTGATTGTCCTTTTATTTCATGATCTAAGCCGCCAGTATGTTGTGCTAACGTATGTACAAGAACATCTTTTGCTTTTTGTAAATGCTGATGTACTTGCAAAACATTTTGTAAATTTTGTTTATGCACATTGGTGTGCTGAATTAAACCATTAAGCTGATCTTGATATTTCTTTTTACCAGCATCAGTCTTTTTCTTATCTATTTCTTTTGTTAGCTTGTTTTCAATATGCTTTTGCAATCCTTCAACTGATGGTTTCTCTTGAGTATCTACAGTTGAATTGATATAAGTTTTCATATGGTCTCTAACAGGATCGATAGAATGATACATATGAGGATTTTTGTCATGTAACTTTTGTGCAGCAGCTACATGCTTTGCATATTCAGTATGATTAGTTTTAGTCATTACAACTTTTGATGTATCATGACCAGGTAGTCTGTGATAAACATCAGGATGATCCGCAAAATGACTTAAATCTGGACTATAGTTGGCTGTCATAGCTTTTGCTGTAGGACCAACATATTCAGTGTGATTGTAGATACCGAATTTGGCTTTAGCTATCTTCTTACCTTCGTCTGAATTTTTATTAGCAGAATATTTGATAACATTTGGGGTGAAGCTGTATTTGTCACCTTCTTTTTTCTTATCTTTGTCAGAGAATAGAACATCTCCTTGAAACACGCCTTGCTTGGGTGTTATTTTTGGTAGATGCGTCAATGCTGATTTTAGTTTCTCAACAAGACCTGGTGCATGACCGTGATTTTGCTGAATATCTTTTTCTGTGTAATTAATCTTTGGGTTTTTGTTGAATGCTGACTTTGATGCAACAAAGAATTTGCCAGTTTCTGGATGATGGCCGTAAACAATAGATGGTGAGCCATCATGCTTCATGGTGAGAGAAGAATCGTGGGCACCAGAAATGATATGATTATGAACCTGATCTAATGCACCGACGGCATGTTCGAAGCCTTTGGCTCCGTCATTGATGGGATGGTCCTCTAGGTGCTCAATGTGTTTGAGCTTTTCGCCTTCCGGTTCTGTAGTTTCTTCTTTTAGAAATGTCTTGAATTTTAGCATGAATTCCTCAATTGGCAATACCCTGTGATTACCTATTGAGTATTTATATGATTAAATCGTCTATAATATCATAAATTGTATAGTTCTGTACATAGCCCAATTGTTTGATCTTGGTAACATCTAGAACCATATTGGTAGTCTGTACGACTTTGTGGAATTCAGCAGTTGCAACACTTTCCACGTTAGATGATGACGATAGTTTTTGTGCGGCATAGGTAATAGCATCAACTAAACGAATAGGAATACCATTTCCTATGTTATAGATTTCGTTGACTTTTCCTTTTTGTAGAACTAAATTGATAGCACGAATTGCATCGTTGACATAGATGTAATCCCTGTAGGCTTCACCCCCATCATATAGCTGAACTGTGTTTCCAGCTTGTAGTTCTTGTATCATGTACTGTAAGGCATTCTTCTTTTTTGATACCTTTTTATCAGATGCACCCAAGACATTTGCCAATCTCAGAATTCTATATTTAATATTGAAGGTTTCACAATATGAAATGAGTAGCTGTTCTGCTGCTCTTTTTGTGATGCTATAAAAACCTTTGGGGTCGCAGCAGGCAGTCTCTTTAGCTGGCAAATCAACATTTCCGTATACAAACCAAGAACTTACAAAGTTAAATGTAACGTCTTTTCCTTTGCATGTTTCTAGTGTCTTAATGAGTGTCGTTAGATTTGTATCGATGTCAATATAAGGGTCTGTCCAAACATTATAGTTGTCTACTGTTGAAATGAAGTAAAGAACCTCATTAGACTTTACTTCATAGTCATTTCTCTCATTGACAATTACATTAGGAGTGCGTCTTGCATACTCACCACCAACAAATCCAGCACCTAGAATGTTCACCATTGTTGACATACTCCTTCGATGTACTTCAATACTTTTTCATTGTATAGTGGAGAGCAGCCAATGAAAAATACATTACTCAAAGCTAGATTAGAGTTCGGGTATTTCTTATAGTCATCTAGATGTTTATATCCAGGATGCAACAGAATATTTCCACTGAAATAGTTTCTAGTTTGAATTTTGTGATTTTCAAAATGTGATACCATATACTCTTTCATTTCTTGGGATTCACAATAGATAGGTACCCCAAACCATGAAGGATCAGAACCTGGTGTTGCATTGATTACTCTTGCACCAGAAATATTATCTTCAATGAACGTCTGAATTTTTTCTTTGTACTCTCGACGTTTACTTTCAAGCATGTCAAATTTTTTCAACTGCTCTAGTCCTATTGCACCTTGTAAGTCTAGAGGTTTTAAATTATATCCGATATTAGTAAACAAATATTTGTGATCGATGATACCATCATAATCACTCAACCAATTATCAAATCTTTTTCCGCAAGTACCACACTCAAGTAGATTATTTGCTCCTACACAGTAACAATCTCTACCCCACCAAGAAATACTTCTTGCTTCCTTGATGAATGTTTCACTGTTTGAACATACCATACCACCTTCACCTGTACTAATGTGATGTGCTGGATAGAACGATGTTGTCCATGCATCATAATAATCGGTGATCAGTTTACCATTCCAAAGAGATCCCAGAGAATCACAATTATCTCCTAAAAGAGCTAGACCATATTTGTTACACAAAGCAACAATAAAATCCATATCTGGAGGATTACCTAAAACAGGAGAAACAAAGATTGCTCTAGTTCTTGGTGTAATCTTTTCTTCTATCTTCAATACATCAAAGTTCAATGTGTCGAGTTCAATATCAATGAAAACAGGTTTCATACCATTCTGAATAATAGGAGCTATCGTAGTAGGAAAACCTACGGGTGATACAATGATCTCATCTCCATCTTTCCAGTTATTATATTTCTTTGCTGCGGTAACAAGAACGAGATTAGCTGAACTTCCTGAGTTCACCATGTGGGAGTATTTGACATTGAATTTTTTGCTAAACTCGTTTTGGAATTGTTCTACTTTTTCTCCCGAAACTATCCAAGAACCATTTACTAATGTATCAAGTGCAGCATACATTTCATTATGATCCCAAAGCTGTCCTGAGTACTGTACGAACTGTCCTTCTTGATAGTTATCATAGTTTTTAATATATTTTGGTTGCACTGATTTCGATAGTGCTTCGATCATTTCATTTGGGGTCATTCAATTTCTCCACTCAGAGTGTTCTATACACAAAAGTTTCTTGCATATCTTCACGATAGGCTTCAGGAGGTAAATACCAACGATTTGTTTCGCCTGGATGCATATCATATGCATTTGGGTTACCACTGCCATGCCAGCATTCAAGATCAAAACGATGATGAGGTTGTTCTTCGAACTGAGGTCTAAACATGTTCTCTGGTGGTGTTTTTAATCTACGGCACTTTCTGAGATATGATGCTTTTGCCCAGAAAAAATTACCAGCATAAAAAGGATGCGGTGGATTATTCAAAAATGCAGCACCGCACATATCATAA